TAGGCTACGCATCCAGAAATCATCCATTTTAAAATTGGGTGACCGCCATGTCTTATTTTTTCAGAATAAATAAGCGTTTCAAATTCTTTAGTAGGAAATGAAAAGTGAGCTGTAGTCTGTGGAAATGGGTGCATCTCTATTTCTCTAGCTGTTAGATTCTGGACCAGTTGGGTAGCTTGCCACGAATCGTATTCATACCATTTTGGGTGAAGCACATCCCAGCAAAAAGCAACAATACTTTGTAAATTCTCATAGTCAATTTGGTTGCCTGGTGTCGCTTGTAGGATCGGCTGCTTTTCGAAAAAACTACTCACATCCTTAAAGCCTTTTAGGTCGATATATTTTTTTAAGGTTTGATTTTTCCAAAATTTGTAGGGTACTCTATCCTCAGAGGATCTTTTTTCCACCGTATCTAAAGGGCAAAATAGCATAGGCAATAAATCTCTTATCCCATCTTCATCTGGATTACTTACAAAAACTATTGCAGATAAATCTATCGTAGAACTTAGGTCCAAGGCGCCGGCACATCCATGCTCAATAAAGTTTTTCATTCTTATTTTCCCTGAACATTTATCCCAGATATCTTCAGGAATTCTAACTTCAGCAGCATCTACCCACTTGTTAAGATGCTTTGTTTTAAAGTTTGGTATTTTACTAGATTGGTTAATTGCCTTTTTATATTCAGATCTTAGATGTGAAATAGATACAGATACGTTTAAATTTGGATTTGCTTTTGGCCAATTTTTTTCATCTTCCCAATCATCAGTATCATCTAGATCATGGATCATAATAAAAGTGTGATCGTCATCTTTTATACCACTCAAAATTTCTTTATAAACATCTTCAGCTTCCTTACAGGCAGATTGCATGTTGAATCCTGCAGTAGTAATTATATAAAGCAAGGGATTTTTTCTAGCGCCCATTGCAGATTCCAAAACCTCTCTAATGCTATCGTCTTTGTGCGCATGGTATTCATCTATAATGGCGAGTGAAGGATTTAATCCATCCTGTGATTTGGAGTCACCACCAAGAAATTTAAATTTTCCCATGTCAGATGGATATCTAATTTCACGCTGTGTATTTTGCAAACGTCCAGATCTTAGTGGTATTGATTTTATTACAAAGTCATAAGCCTGCTGCCAAACTATTTTGGCCTGATCTTCTTTGGTTGCTCCTGCATATATTTCTGGTGAAGCTTCATCATCGAAGCACAAAAAATAAAGACCAACTCCAGCCAAAGTTGCTGTCTTGCCGTTTTTTCTAGCTACTTTTTCATAAACACTTTTTATTCTTCTATTGCCAGACTGGTCCTTCCATCCTAGAATATTGTATAAAGTAAACTGCTGCCAAGGTTCAAGAGTAAATGACTCTTCTAATTTTCCTTTTTCACCTTTGGTATGGATTAAAAATTCTTCAAAGAATTTAATAATGTGCATCCCTGCAGCATGATCTATGTAAAAACCAGTCTCTTTACTTTGATCAATCCACTTGTAAAATCTGCTAACTGCTTGCTTTATAGTTTTACCGACAACTATTTTTCCATCACGTACATCTTGTGCATATTGAAATGGAATAGAATTAAGCATATTATCAGTAATTTTCATTTATGATTTTTTTAGTTTTCCAAATTCAGCAAATAAGTCTCCCTGGTTAGGATCTACAGAAATGTTTAATTCCTTTTCAGATCTAGGATCTATTCCAAATTGTTTAAAGCATTGCATAATTGCTTTTTCAGCATCTCGTTTTATGGTTAATTCCACTGAAATGTTCTCTGCTCCAGATGTATATTTCTGCCTATAGCCAGATCCATTCTTATCTTTATTCTTAGATCTTATTTCTCTAACTGCCCATTCCCATTGTGAGAAGTTTTCTGCCATAAGTTCCAGAGCCGGTAAGTGAATTGTTTTTAAAGATTCTGAGGATATTAAAATTCTAGCAAACTTTTTAAAATGTTGCTTTGCAGAAGTGTCCAAATAAGATGGTGACTTAGGAATCTCTTTTACTAGCTCTGAAGCTTCTCCTTTGTGTACTGTTTTCATTACTAAAGGTTTAAGCCCCCCCCTCAAATATTAACTATTAGTAAAATTCTTGGTAAGTGGCGATGTATATACAATTTTATGTTTTGGTGTTTTGACCCCTATGCCCCTTGGTTTCTTTGTAACCATGAGCTTCTTTTCCAGACTTACTATCGTGGTGCCATTTGCACAATGTTTGTAAGTTATTTTCATCTAGTTTGGCTCCGCCATCTTCAATTCTTTGAATATGATCTACATATTTACCCTCTGTTACAATCATTTCATCTCTACACTTCTTGCAGTTAGGATTTGCTTCAATGAATCTCTTTCTTAACTTTCTCCATGGCCAAGAGTTGTAGAAACCAGTGTTGATTGTAGTTCTACGGGAGTAATCTACTCTCTCTGCTACCCATGGTCTTTTTATGTTCTTTTGTTTATTAGGCATCTTAAAAGGGATTATCATCGTTTGGGTCCATCTTAGGTATATCGTTTGCATATTCGTCATGCTCTTGAGGGTCTGAGTACTTTACCTTGTTACCATCAAAGTGTAGCCCAATAGTTTCAAGAGAGCCCTCTCTGTATTTAGCAAAAGAGAATTCTGCATTAGCTCCTTTGTTAACCAGCCAATCATCCAATGGTGAGTCTGGATAGTAGTATTCATGTCTATACAGGAATGTCACTATATCCGCATCCTGCTCTATGGCACCAGACTCTCTTAGATCAGATAGCTTTGGGTGCTTATCAGTTCTAGTCTCTACAGATCTATTGAGTTGGCTCAACGCTATCACAGGAATATTAAGCTCTTTTGCTATAAGCTTTAAGTTTCTAGTAATAGATGATATCTCCTGTTCTCTATTGTTGGCCTTAGTCTTATCTACAATCAATTGAATGTAGTCTACTATCAAAATCTTAATATCATGCTTTCGCTTCATGATACGAGCCTTACTTACAATGTCTCGTATGTCCATGCTTGGAGTATCTTCGATATAGATAGGGAAGTCCTTCATTTTATCTATCTTTTCAGAAAGTGTATTAAAATACTCAGGCTTCTCAAATCCTTTTCGGATAAGCTGTGATAAATGAAAGTTAGAATTGTTTGCAATGGTTCTTGCACTCAACTGATTGCTACTCATTTCAAGAGAAAAGAATGCACAGGGAATATTTCTTAAACCACATTCTAGTGTAGTTTTTAATACAAATGAAGTTTTACCCATACCAGGACGTGCAGCAATAATGATAAGATCTGAAGGTTGCCATCCGCCTGTAAAGTCATCTAGAACTTTAAATCCTGTAGGTACTCCAGTTAAGTTTACTTGATCTGCATTACTAAGCATCTCTACACGCTTTAGGTTATCTTGAAGTGATTCAGCATAAGATTTAGTTTTGCGCCCACTAAAGACAATTTCATTTATATCATCGTTGCCTTTAGCATCTGTGTTCAATAGCTCTAAGGAGTCTGTAGAATCATCCATAGCTAATTGGATGTTACGCTGTGATTTCTTTATAATTGATCGCTTAATGTAATACTGAAGCAGCAGTCGGCAGTGATACTCAAGGTGAGCTGAAGATCCAGTCTTATTGCAAATTAAAACCAAATCGTAAGTAGGCACCTCTAGCTTTAAACTCTTAAGCTTATCGTCCACAGTGAGCATATCTATCTTATCGTTGGCATTGTAGATGGCTACTATAGCCTTAAATATCTTTTGCATCTTAGGATCAAAGAATATCTTAGAATCCTTCAGGATAGGCATAACTTCTATCGCTGCATCTGCATTGGTTAATAAAGCACCTATCACAGTTTCTTCTAATTCTTTGTTATATGGCATTTTCATTTCTCCCATTATCTTACTTTTCTGAGGTAAACTGGTTTTTGTTCTTCTGGCTCGCTAAACTTAGATTCATTCTGAGCGTAGTTTCTAGCGTATTTGGATAGTCTGGCAAACAAACTATTTGCACTCCATTTCAATTTATTATTATCAATTTCGATTTGCACAGTATCATTAAAATCTTGAACAAACTTCTTTTTGTTGCTTATTGATTTGTGATATCTCATCACAAATTCAGTTTCTAATCTGGATGAATAATTACTTTTCAAAAAATTAAAAGCGAGATTCTCTTTATTATCTTTTGTAGTATTAATACTTGTACTATTCTCTATGGCGTTTTCGCCTAGCGTACCGTTGACGTTTTCGCCTAGCGTACCGTTGACGTTTTTGCCTAGCGAGGTAGGCGTTTTTGCCAAGCGTATTTCTCTGCTTTTTACATATGCTCCAGACTTTTCATAATTAAGTTTGACATACCCTTTTTTATCTAGTTTTGCGATCCTTCTACTAACTGTACTTTCATCTATTTTAAAAAGCTTCGCGAAGTATTCATTACTGGCATAGCAGTAACCTTTTTCAGCAGTAAGACCAGATATAATTAATAGCAAACCAAGTTCACTTTTAATCGATTTATCCATTGCCCACTCGTTAAAGCAAATTGAATATCCATTTATCATATAAACAAAGAATAATTAAGCCCACAGACGAAGCCTGTGGGCTTATAATTAATAAACTTCTATAACTCTTAGATCAGGGAAACTTTCCTTAATGACGGCTACTTCTGCATCAATTAGATTATCAGAAACATCATTAACATAATCCCTTGCTTCAGGTGAAATCAATTGGCAACTTAAATCTGAGCTATCAATGTAGATTTCGATTTCAATAAGTTCTTTGCCATAATATTCAAAAACAGGGATATTGACTTTAAAAGCATCTGGGATATTAGAATCCACAGCTTGATCCATCAGGATCTTTTTGTTACCACGGTTGTCATCA